TAATCTTCTTGCGAAATTTTCTTTTGTAGGCCAGTCACAAGGAGTTTCTATCATTACAACATTAAGATTTTCATCATATTTTGCCAAGTGAGTATTAGCCATAATTTGATTATATTGTTCAGAAGTGATATCCAAAATATGATATTGTTCTTGTTTTACACCTTCTGGAATATCAGACTCGTTTTCTACAACTCTGAAAATTGAAGTTTCGTTTAGTTTATCTTTAAAAAATAATCCTTTTGCCATAGTTTATGCCTCGTATATAAATAATCCACCGGCAGTTCCGCCCTGACCAGTTTGGAAATCTTGTCGACCAAGACCGCCTTTACCATCGTTAAAATTGTAACCACCATCTGCATTACCAGCCATTGTATTACTCATGTCTAGTGTTGAACCTGGTGCAGTCCCTGAGTTTCCTGATGAAGAAGGAGATCCTCCAGCATTTGGTCCACCTTGACCACCGTTTGCCGTAAAGTTATGAAAATTAGAAGCACTTCCACTTTGACCATTTTGTGGTCCTTGACTACCTATTGCATAAGGAGCAGAAAAAGGTTGAGTAAGTGAATCAATTACAAAGGCACCAAATCCACCCTGGCCACCCGACCCGGCTCTTCCACAGTTATTTCCAACCCCAGCAGCTCCACCGCCACCGCATAAATAAGCTATGAGCTGTGTTCCACCTCCTGGAGATGGGGATGTGTAAGTCCCTGTTCCTGAACCTGCGTAAAAAGTTGGGAAAGGAATACCAGAACCACCAGCTGATCCTGATGAAGCAGCGGTTAATCTCCCCTGAGCATCCACAGTGATTGACGCTAAAGTGTAACTTCCAGCCGTTACGGCAGTGTTTGCTAATTGATCTGCTCCAACTGCATCGTCTGCAATTTTAGCTTGAGTCACAGCATCATCGTTAATACCAGCCGTTACAACTGCGTTGTTTGAAATTGTAGCAGCAAGTACAGCATCGTCTGCAATTTTAGCAGCAGTTACAGCGTCATCTGCAATTTGTGAAGTCGCTATTGTCCCTGAAATATTAGCAGCAGCGACTGTGCCTCCTAAAGTGTCTAATGAAATTTCAGTTAAATTTGTTCCGTCAGAATACGCAGCATAAATTTTTGCTTGGTCTAATGTAAAACCAGATCCTGAAGCTGTTTTGATTGTTAAATTAGTTGGGTTTGTTAATCCCGTTGCATCAAAAATATAAAATTTTTCTATGCTATCTGGAATTGTACAAATAGTGCTCGCAGCAATTGATGCTGTAGCAAATTTTATTACCATATTTCTAGCATTAGAAATAGTTTTATCAGTCATTGCTAGAGCTAAAGTACCACCACTATTTAGTGTTACTGTTTCTACACCAGCAATAGCTTGTTGAATAAGATTTAAGTTATTATTTGTATTATCTCCCCATGTACCAGCGTTTTCGCCAGTTACCATCAATTCGAGTTTAAGATCACTTGAAAAACTAGATGCCATAAATTTTTTCTCCTAAATAATTTTAATTATACCTTCGTTAAGCTGCCAAATCAACCTCTGTCCAGACATTATTTACTCCAAGATCTACCTCTTGCCATGGAGTTACTGCTACATTACCAGTAGACGCAGACATTTGTATTCCGGTTACATCCACTCCAGCTGTAGCTTCTACAGTAACTGATCCAATATTAGATGTCAATTCAAGGCCTGAAACTCCTATAATTTGACCAGGTATTTCTGCATGCTGACCTAATGATAATGTGCCTTGTATTCCAGTTGGTTGCTCATTAGTGCTTTGAACTAGATTGATGCTACCTTGAGTTAAAGCCATTTGTACACCAGTAACATCCACTGGTGTTTTTAAACCAGCTATTGTTGTGCCCATTGAGCCTGTCAAAGAACCAGCACTTGTAACTTCTACTAATGCATCTCCCGTAATATTTAAAGAACCAATTGTAAAATCAAGTTGATCTTCAGAGGCAAAAACTGTTATGTCCTGATCTATTTGAATAGAAAAAGTTCCAAAAGTAGAGCTTAACTGACCCGCACTTGTTACTGTTACGTCTACATCTGTAAATGCATTAGCAGCTGGGAAGTTGATTGTTGATGTTAATTGTTGTCCTGTTGGTGCTACTGAAAATGCCTCGCCCCAAGCTAAATTACCCCAACGTCTTCTACCCCAACCGATACCCGTTAATTCACCTTCATCGATAGTTGTTGATCCAATGCTTGAAGTTGCAACATTCCCAGTTACTGGTACACCTATGCCGATAGTTGTACTACCGACAGCCATAGACTCTAAACTACCAGTGACTTGTACAGTAACAGAAATTCCTGCTGTTTCTTCTCCAAGAGATGATGTTAAAATTATTCCTGAGGGTTCAACAAGAGCGTCTCCAGTAACAGATTGTAAGGTTCCTACTGAGGAAGTTAATTGTTGCCCGGTGATTGTAGGTTGTGATCCTGAAAGATCACCCCACTCATTTTCATTCCAAGCATCTCCGCCCCAACCTATTTCTATAATTCCAGTTGGAGTAATACTGCCAATACTAAAGGATGCACTTATTCCGGTACCTGTAATTGTGACATCACCTTGTGCCGCCCAACTACCTTCGTTCCAACTAAGTGCACCCCATGTATTTGACATTCATTATAACCCTTAAGCTAATCTTAAGATTGCAGCTGAAGTTGTAAATGCAGGAAACTGAATTGTAAATGTCCCAGCAGTTGCAGTTTTATCTCCACCAAAATCTAATACAGCCACAGCGTCAGTGGTATTTGTGCCACCATCTGTTGTTGTATTGTAGATTAATGCACCTCTTGCAGTAAGAGTTACACCAACAAAAGATAAGTCAGCAAAGTCTGTTATTGCTACAGACGATGAAACTTTTACTCCTTGATTTACCAAAGCTTTTCCACCAGCAGTATAGCCAGATGGAGAAGAAACTTCATTTGGAGTCGTATAGTTTGTTGTTGATTTACCTAAAGTCGCTGAACTTGTAAACATCGCTAACTTATAAGTGTCAGATGATGTATCGAAGTCATGCTTTCCTTGCAGTAATTCTTTTTTGAAAGAATCACAAATTGCATTAGTTGTTATTGCCATATTTTTCTCCTTTAAATTTAAGGACTAGGAGAATCGACTTTGATCCTTGGAACTCCGTCTGAATACTCTCCTCGTCTTCTTCTACCCATTTGTTGTAGGGCAAAATTTTGTATTTCTTCATTATACTTCGAATTATAGAGGTTGTATAGGTTATCGGGTCCTTTTAAAAATCTAAATGCCTCAGCTAATACACCATGTAATAACATAGACTCTTGATATTTAGCTAAATAAGTTTGATTAGTAGAAGTAAATTCTGGTGGATCCTTAATGTAGTTAATTTGCACAGTGTCTGCGGCAGCAGGTGTAGGAGCAACTAATATAGCAAACTCGTTAAAGTTAGCATAATATTTAGGAGTTCCCTGTGTACCAGAACCATTAAATTCAGATATAAAACTAGTGTCTCTTTTTTCTAAAAAAGTTCTTACTCCTGAACTGATATGCTCAACAGATCTTAATATTAAACTATCAGATGGTAAGGTCACCGCTCTATTTCCAGCTGTAAATGTTGAAGTAGCATATTTTCTTAAATCATCATAATCAACTTTTCCTGCTACATCTAATTCAACAGATCTAATAAAATCTTGGATTATAGCATCAGTCAAAACATTACTATCGACTTCAGTATAGTTTCTTACTTGTGTTAAAAAATTTGCATGTGTAATTGACATTATGTAATACTCACCTCCACAGATCCGATAGAACCTAAAAGTTCTCTTCTTCTATTTTGTAAAGATGGATCCTCAGGAACCATGTTATGAATTGTTGTTGTAATACCATTAGATGTTACTTGAAAATCTTGTGTCCTAAAAGCAAAGTCTCCAGGTAAAGATAAATTTGCTACACCGACAACTATACCACCTGAATCTGAAATTGTTTGATCATTTGCAAATTTTTGAGCTGGTTGTTGAAATTTCATCACCCTTGGATTTTTTAAAGCGATAGCATCAGCTTTGTGATAAGGGGGATCAAGTTGTGGATGTTTAGGTTCAAATTCAGAAATATGAACTAATGAACCATTCCATTCTTTGACCATTTCTCTGTACGGATATTCCATACCTGATCTATCTGATATTGCTTTTGATCTTTTTCCGCTAGCATAACTCATTATACACCATCTCCAAAATAAGTTTGAGGAGAAATATAAACAGATGCCCTTTGACCATCCTCATTTAATGCTCTTAACAATTCATCCTCATAAAGCTGTTTTAATAATTGAATTCTATCAGGTGCTTTTTTTACAGATAAATAATATGCAAGCCCTGAACACATGCAAGGTAAAAATCTATAAACTACATCAGCTTGATTTGTATAAATACCAGCATCTTGAATTCTATCTATTGTATAGAATTTTAATGTTGTAAAAGTCGTAGCATCTGGAGCTAGATATAAAAAAATTTGTGGTGTTGTTTGTCTATCAACAAAATATTGTGATGGTTGTCCTGTCTCTAATTTATTTGGTAGAGCAGCATATGCAGATCTATCAATCTTTGTTAAAGAAATATCATTAGTTGATGAAGTATTACTAGCTGCAGCTGTTGTTGAGATGTAAGCCTCTAGCACATCATTGACACTTGCATTTACAGCGTACTGTGCAGTGCCTGCTGTTAAAGCTACTTCATTAAGAGATACTTTCCATAAATGAATACCTCTATTGCCCCACTCTGAAAATAAAAGATTTAAACTTCTTCTTGCACTACGTAAGTCATGACCACTGTTGGTTCGCATACCACATCTTTCGTATGCCTCTTCAATAATATCATCGATATTTAAATCGAATGCTGTAGTTCCTGACGTAGCCATAATTCATTACATTAAATCTTTATAATAATCTAAAGACTTTCCTGGTGGTAAACTCTCATCTTGTAAGCCCATACCTGATGTTCTAGCTGCACCATAGCCTCTAACAGATTTACCCATAGATGCTTTCATCATTTGATCTTCTCTAACTTTTTTAGCAGCCATTCCGACATTAGCTTTAATCATTTTTCCTGTTCTAGCTTTTGTCATTTTTTTTTCTCTGACTTTTTCTCTTAACTCTTGAATAGGCATCTTCATTAATTTTTCTTCTGCAGCTGGGCCTAAATCTTTACCCCTTAATTGTTTAATCATTGCCAACTTGCCTGAATTAGCTTTTAACATTTTACCTTTTTTAGCATAACCCATTTTATTTCTTACTTTTTCAGGTAGTTTTGCTAGTCCTGGATTTTTTTCTTTATTCACTGGTTTTAACATATTAGTTCTCCTTAAATTTCTATCATACCACCATAGTACTTCTTGGTAAAGGTGCTGACGTTAGTAGGTTTCCCACCCACTCCTTGGGCTCGTGCTCTTTTCCTTGCAACGGCACTCTTCCTCTGGGATTCTGTCATCCTTGCCGCTTTGGCAGCAGGGACGCACTTTGGATACTTCCGTTTTCGATCCGCTTTTAATTTTGAACGACCACATGGTGCGTAAGAACCATCTTTTCGTTTGCTTCCAATATCTACCCATTTTTGATCGAACCATTTTTTTAGTCCCATTAGAATACGCCTTTGAATTTTGTACCTTTAATAGCTGCTCCAGCTCCACGGCACATGCCACCATCTGTAAATTTTTTCAGGTTAGTACCCATCAATTCAATTCTTTCTTTATCTCCACTAGATTTAATTCTATCTTTCTTTTTATAATTTTTAGCAGATTTAGCTTCATCTAAAGCTCTTACTTCTGCAGCAGTAAACATTCTACCTTTTTTAACTTCTTTACCTTTTTCAAAACTTTTGGAAAATGAAAACATTACATTTTTAGATTTACCAGTTTTAGAACCAGTTAAAGACAATAAAGAATCTTTACCTTCTTTAGTAAAAGTAGCTCCTATTGTGCTACTAAGGTTTTCTTTTGATACTTTACTAAAAGGTTTTGATACACTTACATCAAGTTTTTTGTCACCTTTTTTTACACCAAATTCTGCTTTTGGTTCAGTTACATATTCATTATCAAATGCACTAAGCGCACCAGTTATATCAATTCCTTTTTTTTTCTTAGTCATCTAACATTCCCTTATAATAGTTTTTATAACTTTTATTAGAGACTTCATGACCAGCAAGATTACCTTTTATATAAGTTCCTGTATAAGGTTCTAAAGTTTGTGCGAATCTTCCTTCTTTAGCTTTAACAACTGAGTCTAAAGATTTAGCTTGTGCTTTGTGAAGTCTTGAAGCTTTGTGTAAAGCACCAGCAACTTTTTTAATTTTAGCTTCACCACCAGATACTTTACCAGCTGGTTTAGGTCCTCTAAAATCTTTTCTCTTCACACCTGATGGGTCTTTAATTTTACCAGCGCAAATTTTAGAGGCATATGCATTCGCATAGGCCGAAGGGTATACCTTAAATTTTCTTTTTGCTGCTGCTTTTCCTCTTGGGCATAGTTTTGTCATAGTAAAGAATTATAACACTTCTTTGACTGACAGTCTATGCTTTGAATAGACGGCTTTTCTTTCTTTTAATAGATGCAATGACTCTCTTTTTTTTCTTCTTTTCGTCTCTTGCACCTCTTAACTTGCCTTCTATTTGCTTAGGCATTTGTGATCTTGTTATCGCCATATTATTCTAAATCCACTGCATTTCCTATTATTGGTTTGTATTTAGTTTTACCATCTTC